TCAAGGAATTTATTTTTTATTTCTGTGAGTTTGCCTCCGGTGAGTTTGTCCACGAAATCAAATCCGGCTGTGTAATAGCCTTTGATTCCCTCCCACGCTCCGGCGACTACTCCTTTTATACCTCCACCGTTCTCCTCATAGGCTGATTTGATATTGTTCAGTTTTTCGGTGACGGTCTCTTTTGCTGCCGTCATCGCATTTCCGACGACTTCTTTGACCTTTCCGAATACATTTGAGACAACCTCTGCAATCTTGCCGAATGCCTCTTTGACGGTCGTCCATAATTTATTGACCGCATTCCGGAACGTCTCTGAATTGTTGTATAATGCAACGAATCCGGCGACCAGTCCTGCAATCGCAAGGACGACGATTCCGATAGGATTTGCCGACATTGCTGCGTTGAGCAACCACTGTCCGGCTGCTGCTGCCTTTGCTGCTACCGTGTGAGCGATTGTCGCTGCTGTTCCTGCCGTTGTTGCCGTCGTGTTTGCTGTCGATGCTACTGTCGACGCTGTTTCCGCTGCTGTGTCTGCGACCGTTGCTGCCGTCTTTCCTGCCAGTTTTGCGACAATCTTCGGAATGATGTCACGCATGGTCTTGTATGTATTGACTGCGGTCTTTATTCCCTGCCCCATCTTGCCGATTGCGACAGTGGCAGGTGCAATCGCTGCAACGAACAGTCCGACCTTGATGATTGTCTGCTGCTGCCCCTCGTCTAAACTTCTGAACCAGTCGCACAGAGTTCCGACTTTCTCGGTGAACCCCTCAATCATCGGAGTGGCAGATGTCAAAATCGTCTGACCGAACTGCATCACGGTATTTTTCAACTCATTGAGTGCCAGTTTGATGTCATACGACGTTGTTTTCATTTTGTCGAATGCCGTGTCTGTCGCTCCGGTCGATTCTCGCATCTGTCCGAGAGTGGAATTGAATGCGTCTGCACTGCCATTGAACAGAATCAATCCGGCTTTCGCTGCCTCTGACGATGAAAACATGTCGCTCATTGAGAGATTCTGTTCTTTTGCTGCCTCGTCCACAATCGCAAGCACATCCGCAAGGCTCGCACCCTCTGCCATCAATTCCTTGAATGACTTTCCGGTCTTTTCACGCAGAATCTTGTCTGTCGTGCTGCCAGTCTTTCCCAACTCATTGAGCATCGCATTCATGTACGTCGTGGTTTCTGCTGTTGCAACACCGTTCGCCGTCATGATTGCGTATCCGGTACATAACTGGTCAAGTGCCACACTGTTGGCATTTGCTGTCGGGATGACTTTACCCATCGCAGAGGACAACTCTGCAACTGTCGTCTTTCCGAGATTCTGCGTCTGAATGAGCATATCGGACACATTTGCGACCTGTTTTGCCTCTAAACCGTAGGCGTTGAGGATTGTGGTCAGCAGGTCGAGCGTGTCTCCGGATTCTGCAAATCCGGCTGTCGCCAGTTTCGTTGACTGCCGAACGAAATCCACTGCATCCGCTGTCTCCTGCCCTGCACTGATTGCGTTATAAACATTGTCAGCAATGTCATCCGCTGCAATTCCTGTCTCATTTGAGAGACTGACAATCGCATCCTCCATCTCTCCGACTGACACCTGTCCGGTGTCCATGATGGTGGATACTTTTGCGATGGAATCCTCGAAATCCACTGCCATCTTTGTCGCTGCTGTCGCAAAGGCTGCGATGCCTGCTGACACGACCATCATTTTCTGACCGAACGCCTCAAGTTTCTGCCCTGCTTTGTCGCATCCGTCAGCAAACGCATCGAGTTTATGGTCTTTCAGTTCTTTGTTGACCTTTGCAAGTTCCCCCTCCATTTCGGAGAGTTTTGCCTCTGCGTTATTGGCTGCGATTGCCTGCTTGTTGAGTGCTGTCTCGGTCTGATTTATGGAGTTTTCACTCGTTTTCAACTCGGTCTCAAGTTTGGTCAGTTCCTCTTTGAGTTTCTTTGTTTCATCCGAGTTCTTTCCGGTCGCCTGTGCAGAATCCTCATAGGCTTTCTTTGCAGCATCGACTTTCGCTTTCAGTTCATCGTGTTTCGTTTTCTGTTCTGACAGTCTCGTGGAAAGTTTTCCATACTGGTCGCCTGCCAGTTTTACAATTTCTTTTTGGAGTTTTATCTTGTCAGACAACGCTCCTGCCTTGTTTGTGAGGATGTCGGTTTGAGACCCGAATGCCTTTGCTTTCGCCTGCGTCGCTGTCCATTGGCTTGCGAGTGCTTTCGCCTCCTGTGCCATCGACTTCATTGTCTTTTGATACGAATTTGCATCCGCAGTCGCTTTCACGCTTACATAAGCCATTCAGTTCCCTCCTCTCCTACTGCTTTTCGTTTATTGTCTTGATTGCAAATTTCATGTAATCAAGCAATGCCACGATGTCAGTCTCAAGGCATTGACTGTATGAATTATTTAATAACTTAATTGCTATCTGAATCACTCTGTCGATATTGTCCGAGCAGACCTCCCATATATTCCTTTGGGTGTCTGCCTCGTCATATCCATTTTCACGGTCATAGTCATCGAATGCCGATGCCTCCTGCTCCACAGGCTCGTCCATCAACTCCAAAAACTTCGGAGTGATGACCTGCTGCATCACAAAATGGATGCTCTTTGCTGCGACCATGACCTCAACGATGTCCGTCTCCCCTAATTCTTCAAGTGACATCCTGCTGCCGAATATTTCCTGTGCAATCTTTTGATTGAAAAACAGTGCATCCGACAGACAATCGCCGTCGTTTTTCTTCATGAGTTCCACATATTTCCGGTACTGCCCGACCGTGATGTGATTCACGAAATGTCTCTTGTCTCCGCAGGCGATGTATATTTCCGGCATCACTTGACGACGGTAAAATTTTCCTGTATCTTCTCCATTTTCTTCTGAATCTTCTCTGCGATGTCCATGTCGACCATCATAAACTCGGTGATAATTTCATCGGCAGAGAGACCGATTTCCACGTTTTTCAAATCCTCAATCGTGAACTGGTTTCCATACAAGCGAACAATCCACTCACACATCAACTGAATGTGTTCTCTTTTGTATCCTGCTGTTGTGCCTCCATTGATAGCCTCTGATGCATCCAAATAATCCATGTAGTCATCTGCACCGATTTTCGGCATCGTGTACTCTTTGTGATTGATTACGATTTTATGCTGTGCCATTTTGATTCCCTCCTGTTATCGTTTTATTTATTAGCCTGCAACTGCTGCCTGCTCTTTTTCCTGCACCTTGCTGAACCAGTCTGTGATTGCTGCCTTTGCGTCTGCATGTTCATCGAGAAGATTGCTCTCGTCGACAACAATCTGATAGAGACCATCTTTCTGTCTGTCATAGAAATCGCCCTTGATGGTGTTGCTCTTTCCTGTGACTTTCTCTGCCTGTGTCTCATGCTCGTCGTCGACACCCTGTCCGAACTTACCGCAATATAACCATACAAATTCATACTTTCCATTTCTGCGTTTTGTACGGTATCCGAGAGCGAGTTCCGGTGCGAGGTCGTCCTTTGATTTCACAAGGAAACCATTCTCATACAACTGACCGAAAATCAACGCTCTGTCCTGCGGTGCAAGTGTTGCGATTTCGATTTCCACCTCTGTTCCCTCATAGGATGTGATTGTCTCCTCTGTTCCGTCATCGGAGTACACTTTTTCACTTGACCACTTATCAGAAATCTTTGCATTGATTGCTCTTGCCAGTTTCACCGGAGTTTCTGTTGCATAGGCGGTCTGTGTGTTCTGTGTCAGTTTTGCGACATAAATGTCTCTTAAACCGCAATATCTGCTGCGTACGATTGTTTCTGCCATTTTTATTCCTCACTTTCTTCGTAGAATTTATTGAATCTTTGTGCTTTCATGTAGATTCCATTTTGAGGCTCTGAATCATCTGCATTCCTTGCCTCGAAACAGAATCCATGTTTTTTCATGAGTTTCTTGATTTTTGCTGCCAGTGCGACCTCGTCCTCTTTTGAGAAGATTGTCACCTGCACCGACAACTGAACACCCTCTGCGTCGTCATCCGAATGACCGTCATCCGTCTCGCCCAAATCCCACAAGGTCACATGTGTGGCATTGATGTCTTTTCTATACCACCCCTGCACGACCTGCGTTCCGGCATCCGACACCTCTTTGAGAGCGTCCGTTGCGTCCTTGATGATGTCTGCCATCGAATCACCCCACAGTCTTGTCTAAAAAGTCTTGATATTCCTGTTCTGCGATGCTCTGAATCTGCCCCTCGGATGCACGACCTGCCTTGTATATAAATTCTTGAGGCGGTCTGTCGACCGTTCCCCAGTTGATGAATTTCACATAAAAGTGTTCGCTGTTGTCCGATTTCGTCCATCCCACATCTGCCTCGGCTCTTGTTCCGCTCGTTTTCACCTTTGCGATAGGAACTGCATCCGCTGCGTGACCGGATGGATGCGATTTTGACCCGAATCCTCGTCCGGAGAGTTCTTGATTTTTCGATTTTGGCATCCGGCTCGACATTTCTCTTTCGATGATTGGTTGAGCCTTTGTCACGATGTTTTTGTTCAGATTTTGAATCTCTTTATCTGTCGCACATTCTTCCAGTGCTTTGACCAGTTCATCCAGTCCTTGAAATTCCATCTCAATCCTCATAAAATCACCGCCTTGTGTCATATTCTGACACCCTATGAAACACGGTTTCCTTTGAGCAGGAAATGTGTTCCGTTCTCCACTGGTGTCATCGAATAAATCTTGAATATATCTCCCTTATAATTGACCGAGAACTCTTTGAGGTGCATCCGCATCGCCTGCGTCTTTTCGCATCTTCTCACCTTGAAAACCGCCGTTTCCTCAAGAGATTGCTGCAATGCAGCATATTTCTCCGTACTTAACAGGTCAGAGACATCACACCAACATTTGAAATATTCCTCCTGTTTGGTTTTATACCTGCCATCCACCACCTCGGAGGTCTCTCTGATGATGGCTATTCGTCCGGTCATGCTCCACCTCCGTATATCTCTTTGAGCAACATCGAGGAGACTGCCGTCTGCATCGTCTTTCTGTCCTTTCCGTACTTCTCACGATTGTCGTATAGGTCTTTCACGAAAATGAGAATCAGCAGATGTTGCCGTTTCGACAGATTGTCAGCATCGAAATTCGGAATCAGTTCCACCATCTCCTCGATGCTCACATCTATCATCAATTCAATGATGTCCTCGTCGTCCTCATAGTCTATGTGATTGTATTTTTTGCAATCCGCAAGCAGTTTCTTTCTCTGCTCCGCTCTTTCTTCATCCGTCATCTGTTCCACCTGCTTTCATTTGCAGGCGGTCATTGCTGACCGCCCTTTGAATTATCCCTGCACTGTCTCGGTGATGAATCCCTTGACCACTGCTGCCTCATCAACAGGCTGCACATCGAAACGGTCTCTGACCTTGATTCCGGTCAAGTCTTTCTCCCACAGACCTGCACCCTTGTCATTCATGTCGATAGTCAGCACGTTGCGGTCAAAGAGTGTGATTGCCTCTTTCAAATCACCCATATAAACCGGATGTTTTGCTCCTGTTTCGATAGTCACGCTCTTGATAACCTTGTTTGAAACCTTGATAATCGGATACTTGCCAAACAATAACATCTGTGTCGGCTGTGTAGGATTCGGCTGCAAGATATACTTGCCGTCCTCGTCCTTGAGTTTATCAATGAAGTTGTAACCGTTCTGATTTGTGATGACCATTGAACTGGTTGCAATCGCAGGGTCGAGGGATACGTTGAAAACGTCCTTGATGCTGTCGAGGTTGGAGATTGCCACCTCTTTTCCTGCGGTCATAGTATCCAGTACCTTGAGAATCATCGCATTTCGTGTCGCCTTTGTCTTTTTGGCAATCCATTTGTTGATGTATGCCATGATATTGGCTGCGGTGTCCTCAAACAATTCGGCAGTAATTTTCAGAATGCCGCCCTTTTTCTTGATGGCATACGCAATCTTTTTGAACTGCGGTTCATCCATATCGGGGAAATCTGCCTCCTCGTCCACGTTATCGAACGGAACGGATTCCGCATCGACTTCGATATTTCTTGAGCCTTTGTTGGTTGTTACGCCCTCGACATTGACATACTGCTCAAGGTTGTCATCGCTGCGTCTCAACTCGATGATGTCGGTTCTGATGTCCTCCGGAATGGTCACGCCGATTCCCATTTCACCATCATCGCCTGCTGTTGTGTCGGATGTGAGTGCATCCTTATACACTTTGACATCCTCCTCTTTCGGTTCTCTCTTGAGGAATCCGCATTTGACAATATTGACAAACGCTTTCACAAGAGTGCTTTTCTTTGCTTTGGGGTCGGATGCTCCTCCTGTGATGTCCTTTGCCTTGCCTGTTCCCAGTGCGTCCTCGATGCCGTCCATGTCATCGTCCTCAAGGTCTGCGAGCAGATTGAACTTGTCCTGCAACTCAACAAGTTCCTGCTTTGCTTTCTTCGCCTCGTCCATCTTGCCCTCTGCGACAAGGGATTTCACTGCGTTCTTTTTGTCATTGATTGCTTTGAGCAATTTCTGCATTTCTTTGTTCATTTTTTGTCTCCTCTCTTTTAAACTCCGTACTCGTCCAAATCTCCGAGCAGGTCATCAATTTCCTGTTGTCTTGCTTTGTCTGCTGCCTGCTGCTCTCTCGCATCTAATGCGTCAATGACTGCCTGCACAATGTCCTGTGTTGCTGTCGTTTTCAGATTCTCCGGCAGATTGTTGTATCTTTCAAAGAAATCCGATGCACACGCTGCGACTGCTGCCTGCTGCTCAATTTCCACATCGAAATATTGTGCGACCTCATTGCCATTCATCCATGTCTCTGCGTCCACAAGTGCCTTGATGGTCTCTCTTTCGACCCCATCCTGCACATGCTCCATGTAGATGTCGAGAATGGATTCCTCGCATTTATTCAACTGCTCAATCACTGCCTCGAAATCGTCGGCATTGCCCCACGCCACACAGAGCGGTTTGTGAACCATACATTGAGCACCGGATGCGAAATGCAATTCGTCGCAAGCGAACATGATGACGGATGCGATACTCGCTGCCATTCCGTCCACATATCCGGTCTTGTGACCCTCGTGTCGTCTCAACTGGTTATAAATTGCCAGTCCTGCGAATACGTCGCCACCTCCGGAATTGAAATAGATGTCGATGTCCTCGTATTTGTCAATCTGATGCAGGAAATTGGCGATGTCCTGCGGACACTTATCCTCCTCGTACCACATGGATTCCCATGTCGCTGATACGATGTCGCCATAGAAATAGAGTGAGCATCTCTGTTTCTGTTCATCCTCTTTCAAATCCAAATACCCGACCTTGTCCACCTGTCCGGTTCGTTTATTTTTCTTTGTGAAATCAAATCGTTTCATCTTCGGCATTCTCCTCACCTCCCTCCGATTCTTTTTTTTCGGTCGTTTGCTGACCTTTTTCGGTGTATTGCACACCTGCCTTTTCAACCGGAATCACGTTTCCGTTTGCGAGGAGAACGTCTCCTCCTTTAGCATCCGACATATCAAGATGGTGTCTCGCCTCGTTCGGCTTGAGGATGCTGTTCTTGACACCATTTGCGAGGTATTCCATTTGTGTCTTTGAATCAGTTCTGAAAAGAACTTTTTCATTAAATTTGAAATACATTCCGTCATCCTGCTCGTCCGGTGTGAGGAGTTTGAAATTCAATTCCTCCTCGTACTGCTTTATGATGAAAAGCATGGTGTCGACATAGAATGACAACTGCTGCATTTCTGAATTGCTATATGACGATTTTTCATAGTCATTGATTTGATTCGGTTTCACTCCGAACGCTGCTGCAATCTGCAACGATGTATATTTTTTCAGTTCAAAGAACTGGGAATCTGTCAACTTGATGTCGAGTGGTGTCAACTTCATTCCGAGAGGTACAGGCAGGATTCGTCCGGTGTTCTTTGCACCGCTGCCGAACTCCTCGAAAGATTCTCGGAGTGCCTCTTTTGCCTCTTTGTTGAGTGTTCCTGTGTATTCCAGTACCGCCTTTGCAGACAATCCGGATTCGTACAACTTATTCATGAAATCCTGTGACGCTGCTGCACCGTTCACGGTATCCTGCAAAATCTTCTGTACTGGGAGACCTGTGATTCCGTCGAGGCTGTGTGATGTCTTAAAGTGCATCACCTCGTCCGTGCTGAATATGTATCTCTTTCCGGATGTTGGGTCGGTGTAGACATACCACAAACGCCCCACTCCTGCGAAAATACCTGCGTCGTCGACGATAATCTGCACACAACTGGACTGCATCACCCACAGGTCGAGGACTTTCAACTCGCCTCCGTATTTCTTCCGGATGAATTTCCTCCGGATGTAGACATAGGCGTTTCCGTAGTGGTTGCGATTCATCTCGACCGTGTTCCAAAATACTGTCGGTGTCATGAACGGATTCGGTCTCGTCTTAATGAGGCGAGATGTGTCCGTGTCATCCGGTTCAATAATGCCCTCCTCTGTCGACTGATAGAATTTGAGTGGCATCTTTGCCAGCGTCTCCGACAGCATCTTGAGGCAGGTGAAATATGTCACCTCTGACAGAGGTTGTCTCCTCTTTTTGCCTAAAAGTCCGAGAAAATCCGGCGAATTGATTCCGAAAGTCTTGTATGATTCCGGTTCTGCTGCATTCACTGCTCCGTTCCTGTTTCTCCATCTTTCCATTAAGTTGCTGTATGCTGTTTTGAATGGATTCATCGGTTCTCACCTCCGTTCTCTTTGTATTGTTCTTTCAAGGCAAGCCATTCGGACACGAAATCATTTGCGTCCGGCTTGTACTCGTCTTTCATTGCGAGTTTCCATGCGTCGATGATAGCGTCAATCGGGTCGATTCTGTCCTCTGTGATGTCCTTGTCGATTTTGATTTCTCCGTAATTGTTGGAGATTGTCTTTGCATTCGCAATCGACCATGTGAGGAGTTCATCTGCCGGAACGACTTTCTTGCTCTTTCCGACTTCCACGCCCTCGATTTCCACGTTTCCGACGAGGATTTCCAGTCTGAAATCGACTGTCGCATCGTTCAACTCTTTCGCTGTCTGGGTGATTGAGATTGAATCCCATCCCATCGCCTCAAGGTCAGAGAGGAATGCCGATGCGTTGTGTGGGTCGTAACAAATCATTTGAGGATTGAGGTCGTACTGCTCAATCATCTCTTTCAAATACGTCAAAATGTATTTGTAATCTGTTTTGATACCTCCCAGTGTATAGGTCGGTGTCACAAGACCCTTTTCAATCCAAACATCATACGGAACTTTGTCCGTCTTGATGTGTTCGTCCACCCTGCTCGCAGGAATGAACGAGTGTGTCTTGACGAAATACCTCTTTTCTCCATCCTCGCCCACGAAAGGAATGACAATGGCGATGGATGTGAGGTCTCCACCGGATGACAGGTCAACTCCCACATAACACTTTGACCCTCTGAAATCTTCCAGTGTCTTGAGAACTGCGAGGCGTTTCCACTTCTTGATGTCCTTGATGTACTGGTGATTTGACCACTGAATCCATTGATTCAACTGTTTCACAAGGAAATCTCGCAAATCCTCGCCACCCATATCTTTGGCAGTAGATGCGACCGGAATCATATTCTCAAGTGCATCTCTGTCGAATGCGAGAATCGGATTCGCTTTTATCCAGTTCTCCGGTTTCCACATGTCATCATCTTCATTCATCTGTGCGATATATACGAACTGTGCATCGTTCTCAAATACGCCCTTGAGAAGATTGCAACAATACTCATATAGTTTGTAGCACGGTGATTTCAGATTGAATCCGGCTGTCGTGATGACTGAAATCAATGCGGATTTCAGTTTCTTGATGCCACCCTCAAGCAGTTTATACATCTGATTTGTCTTGTGGGCGTGATACTCGTCAACGATTCCGAGATATGCTCTGAAACCGTCCATCGACTTCGTATCACCGGACACCGCTTTGATGACCGAGTGTGTCAGCAGACAATCAATCGTGTTGTTATGTTCATGTACTTTGAACCATGCCTGCAACTCCTCGTCGCTGTTTATGAATTTGATGACCTCCTGCAAAACAATGTTCGCTTGGTCTTGCTTTGTAGCAGTACAGAATATTTTTCCGTATTTGTAACCGTCAAAATTGCCGTAATAGGCTGCGAGAATACCATTGATGAATGATTTGCCGTTCTGTCGCCCTAACTGGACGTATGAGGTACGAAAACGACGGTGATGGACACCGCTTTTCGGGTCTGCTGTTTTCTTTCTCCATCCATTCAGTGACCCCAAAATGAAACACTGGAACGGATAACAAGTGACCTGTTCCTCCTCGTCACCCTCGGCGATGACCAACTCCTCGGCGAAATTGATGATTTCCTCCGACTTCTCAACATCAAAATAATAGATGTATGGTGCTGCTTTTGATTTTTCAAGGTCATCAAGATGCCTCTGACATGCCAGTTTGACATATTCTCCGGCAATGGCTTTCCCTGCAATGACATCAACTGCGTACTGTGTGCAGCGGTCTATGATTTCAGTGCGTTTCGCCATACACTATTTTGCGTACTTCGCAAATTTGTTTTCCGGTTTTTGCTCCGGTGCTTTCGGTACGACTAAACGGCATCGACTTGACACCGTCAGTCCGAAATCACTCGCCCCCTGCCTGCACTGTTTCCAACACCTGTCTTGAATAATCAAGAGACGCTCCTGTTCGCCGTTCACGACCTCTCTTTCTCCGACCTGCGTCTGTTCCATCTTTCCAGTCTCCGGATTCATCTGCTCCTTATAAACCGGAATCATGATGGTGAGAGGAATCTCGCTCAACTTCTTTGTGACTTCGAGATACTTCTCTTGTGCAATCAGCAGTCTCGCAAGTGCGTCACAGTCCACATTTGCAATGAGTTTGATTTCGAGCAGTTCTTTCGCCAGTTTCCGGAACTTCTTTTTGAGTTCCGGTGACAAATATGTGGGAGGCTTTACTTTGTCAGATGGTGCTTTGACCTCCGCATTTTTTCGAGCCTCAATTTCCGCTTTTGTGAGGTGTTTTTTTCCTTTCAAAACCACCAAATCGGTCGGTTGTCTTGTTCCTGCCATGCAACAACAAACCCCCTTTCCGTCTGATGTTCCGGTGATGTGGTGTCACATTCTGACACCCCTCTAGGCTGACCCCATATTTTGAAATTCTCGTGGGGAGTTTTCTCCGAATCATTCGGGGGGTGCGACTAGACCGAATCCGGTCAAAACTTTTTCGATACCCCCTGCCTCTTTGAAGTGCTGCACAATCACCTGTCGAATCCTCGCTTGCGTTGCTCTCATGGTTGCCTTGTCTTGTTTGTATAGTGCTGTGATTATGTTGTGAGAGTTATGGCTGACAGGGAACAGATTCAAAGGATTGAGCCTCTGATTCCAGTCATCTTCTAACTCGATGATGTGGTGTATCGGGTCGGATGGTTGGAGTGGAATCAGTTCATCCAATACATACAGAGCATAGATGTCTATGTGGTCATAGACCGCCTGCATTATCGGGCGAATCGCTCGCCATTCCTGCGATAGATAGAACTCTGCTGCCCTCTTGTCACGCCGTGTATTGTTATACACAACATGTCTCGACTGCTGCCTTTGCTCACACTTCTCGCACATCTTCATCGTCTGCGGAATCATTGCTCCGCACCTGCACACTTTATACAACATCACCTCACCCCTTTCGTCGCCTGCTGCCGTGTTTCTTTTCATAAGGCAGCAGGTTTCACACTGTGTCCTGCTGCCCCGATAACAGGAGGGCGAACAGAGGCAAGAAAAAAGCGACTGCATCTCTGCAATCGCTCCTCACAACTGTTCACGTTATCATTTTATCACTTTGATTTTCACTTTTGTTCCCCATCTTTTCACGGCATTTTCACGGCATTTTCACGCCTTTTTCACAGCAATCTTGCAATTTTCAATCGCTTTTGCACCGAATAATTTGATTGACAGGCGTTCCACCATAACCTTGCACCATGTTTTCGGTGCATTCTTTCCGCAGTTGTGTTTCTCTCTGATGTCCTCGTATGTCTTGCCGTCAATGTATCGCATCCGGAGAGCGTCGAACTTGTATCCCTCGCCTGCTGCCTCTGTCTCTTTCTCAAGAGCATCCAGTGCTTTGTTGATATGCTCAAACAGAATGACCGTCTCTGCCCTGCATTCACGAATGGATTTGAGAAACGCTCTCTCTGCTGACATGTTGTAGAGGTCTGCATTCTCTCCCTGCGACACCTCACTGACCGCCTCTCTGATGTATCTCTGCATCTCATTGTAATTCTCAAGATACAGATATGTTTTGTCGATGGCTGTCGCCTCTGTCTGTTCTGTCATCTTCTCACTCTCCTCTTTCTCCTCATAGGCAGTCCGTGCATCTTTCGCCAGTTGTTTGATTCTGTCCTCACCTTATATCTTGCCCGTGCTGCTACCGCATAGGCGAGAGCATCCACTGCATCCTGCGTCTTGATTCCGTATCCCTTTGCGGTCATGCCTATTCCATCAAGCCACATCCATCCGTCGCCCATGTTTCCACCGCCAAAACCATCACTCGAAACAAAATTCAAGTTTATATGTGGCATTGGTGGTATTGGTCGCATCGCTGACTGAAACTCCGACAATCCTCCGTATCGACCGCCGAGAAGTGGTGCAGGGATTCCGAAACTGGTCAGCATTCCCATTCTCGCCTGTTTCATGTATTCATCACCAAACAGCGGAGGAATCGGTTTCACTTCCGTCTTGCCTCCGACCGTCGCCTTGTCTGCTGCCTGCTGCACAATCTGCTCAATCTCTTTTTCACTTTTTCCGGATGCTTTGAGACCGCAGATGATGCTTTTCACCTTTTCAATCCATCCCATCAAATCGCCTCCTCCCTGTGTGCCTAATTGAAAGGGAGTTCTTCGTCGATTCCGTCCGGAATGTTCATGAATCCATCTCCATCTGTCGGATATGGTGAGGACTGCTCCTGCTGACTGCTGCCGGATGCGTTTCCTTTGCTCTCTGCGAACTCCTGCTCCTCGATGACCACGTCAGTGGTATAAACACGCTGACCCTCTCTATTTGTGTATGACCCTGTTTGAATCCTGCCGGAAACCGTGACTTTCGTGCCTTTTCTGAAATATTTCTCTGCGAACTCTCCTGCTCTTCCAAATGCCACACAGGGAATGAAATCGGCTGACTGCTGCCCCTCGCTCCTGCTGCCTTTGCGGTCAACTGCTAATGTGTAGCGAGCGACGCACATGGATTCCTGCGAACTGTTCGCCTGTGTATATCGTGATTCGGGGTCTCTTGTCAATCGCCCCATCAATATGACCTTATTCATGAACGAGAGCCTCCTTTGTCATCTTTCTCTTTTCCCATCTGCCCGAACGCCTTGACCAGTTCCACCAAAAAGGCAATCAGTACCACCAACACAATCAAGCCGACCACAATTCCGATTCCGACCATTATCATCTCAAAAATCGCCATTTCTTTCCCTCCTCTATGCGTGATTATTGAGTTCTTTTGACAGATGCAGGAATTTCTCTTTGAACTCCTCATTGCTGCCATTCATGCAGGTCTCGAACATGTCCTCATAGAGTTCTGCATTCTCCACGATGAAACGCTGTTGTCCGACCGTGTATCTATTCTTGAAAAACTGCTCTTTGTATCCCTCAAGGATGACCGTCCACGCCTCTCTCTGTTTTCCATCCACATCCGGATATTTCGAGAGCATCCGGTTCACCACCTTGTCGATTGCGTCCGAGATGACCTTTTTCCAGTCCGGACGACCCTCTGTCAGTAGAAACTCAATATCTGCGAACGAATCTCCGGCAGCGATTGCGATGATTCTGATTTCTTTCTTTCCTTTGGCAGATTCAAGAATCAAATCCTCGTCATACGCTGCACGATAGTATTTCAATTTCTCCTCAAAATTCTCGGTCGGATTGATGATGATTTCCGGACGACTGCTGCCCTCTGTCTGAATCCCGACCCCGATATATCTCGCATGTTCTGCGATTGCCCTTTTGAATATCTCTGCAAATTCCTTTTTTCTCAATTCCTGTCCTCCTCCCTTACGATGCCATCACTTTGGCAAGTAGGCTCTCATATAACGCCTTGTATGTATCACGTTCCGTCTGAATGCGAATAATATTCTCTGACGGTGATTCTGCTGCCACTCTCGTCTTTTCCTCGACATACACCGCTGCATTCTGCTCGATTTCCTCAATCTTCTTTTCATGGTCAGAAATCATCACCTCAATTTCTTCCTTGAGGCTTTTAATTTCCTCCTGCTGCCTTTTGATTGTTTCATTGTACTGTTTGGATGTCTTGATTCCGGCATCCAGTGACAAGGAAATCATGAGAGCGATGTCGATGTTCTCCATCTCTTTGTCGGTACACTGCCCGATATAATTTCCAACCCTCTCAACTGCTACCGAATGAACCTGCTCACATAAAACTGTGCTGATTCTTCCTGTCGACCGGATGACGCAGTGTGTCGGCAGGTCTGTCTTTGGCTGTGTTGTCAAATATACCACCTCGATGGTGTTGCTGTTCTCATTGTTCCGGTCATTGCTGACCACTACTGCCGGACGGTCTGCCTGCTGCTCACTGCCGTGAACTGCCCCCCCTCGGCTGATATAGAATATCTCTCCTCGCTTTATGTCTGTACCGCTCATTTTGTCTCCTCCTGTTCTGCTTTGCTTATCTCATGCGGTTCTGATTCTTTGATGAACCTTTCGTCTGCCGGATTCCATTCTCGGATTTTTATTCCGTTCATCAAATCACCGAAACTCGATTCCCCTCCTGCTTTTTTGTCCTCGTCATCTGCCATGATTAGCAAATTCTTTGAAATCGCCATCAACATGATTCCCCTTGCGATTTTAGGTGTTTCGTCTCCGAATTTGATGACAAGGTTTTTCTCCTCGTCTCCGTCCGTCAAAATCCACGCCTTTTCTATGTTCTCATTTCCCTTGAGTTGCTCTGTGAAAAACGGTGTCAAATCTGTCGCCTGTTTCATTTTCATCCTCACCACCTTGTCAAAATATCCCTCTGCCTGTTTGATTGCAGGCTCGCATCTGTATCCGGTGCAGGTGTGCAGGTGAGACCCAATGCAAAACCTGCATGTGTTGAGCCTCACCCATTCCTCTCTGTCCTGCTGCCGTGTCATTCTATTCCTCTACCCTCGACGAATGCGACCGCTTTCTCCACTGTGATGAAATCATCTCCGTCCTCGGTGTATCCGTCACAATTTGCTTTGATTTCCGCACATATCTGTTTGATGTCCACATTCTGCAATGGTTCATCTGATTCGTTCAACAATCTTGTCGCCATGATACAGAATCCGTCCTCAAGACCAGTGAAATCATCGAGCAGGTATGTCACGAGAACTCTCACAATTCTGCCTGTGTTCTTTCCATCCTTGAACTCCATCATCTCAAGGATGTCGCCCTTTTTATATCCTCTGTCATTCTTGCGGAGTTCAAAACTCTTTTCTCCGCTCAATACCTCCTCAAAGAATGACGCTCCGAGACGAATCTTGTGAATCTTCTGGCCGTTCTCTCCGGTCTCACTCGGAATCTGCTCCATCTTCTCGGCATCTGCCATCTCACGGAGTTTCTTTGCCGTCTCTTTGTCGATGGCATCCTGTTCCTCGGAATATCTCTGCTCGTCGGTTTTGTATGCCTCTGCTCTGTTCTTGTACTGGTCGCACTTTGTGCATGTTCCGGTCTTTACATTGCATGTCTCGTATTCCGTGCAGGAGTAGCAAATGGATGTGATTCCCTCCGGATGCGGTGTCTGATAGTCGTCACCTGCTGCCGGATGTTCCTCCGGAGGATTCATGCCTCCGAATCCTGTTTCCTCGGCAGTGTCAGAATCGGACACCTCCTCCTCTGCGTCCTCCCCGATGACATTCCCATGATACGAAAGAGGTGTCTCTCCAGACTGCTGCACATCATCAAGATTCATCTGCCCCTCGACCTGTTCGCCTGCTGCCAGTGCTGCCTTTTTCTCTTTCATGTCCTTGATGGTCTGATAAGTGAGTTCTCCGGTATCCATGAGGATTCCCAGTGCCTCCCTCTGCTCGTCTGATGACATTCCGCTCAATTCATAGGCTGCGGAGAATGTGAGACGATTCTTGTTCGGTTCCTCCATGAACTCCGGAATGAGATTGTTGCTGACCGCCTCAATCTGTGCCACCTTTGTCTTTGATATATTGAGCAGGTCGGCGATAACATCACGCAGGCGACCGGATTGCAGGTTGTACCCTTTCAATTCGATGCCGTTGGCTTTCATGTCCTCAAGTGTTGCCTTGAGTTCCTGCTCCTCATGAATCATCGTCTCGATGTCCTTGCTGCGGTGACTATTCGCAATAATCAGAGCGACTTTTTCCTCCTGTGAGGTTGTCGGTGCGATGATATTGCATGTCACAAACTCAAATTCTTTATATCCACGCTCGACGAGCAGATGCAACGCCCTCCATCTTCTTTCACCGGAAATCAGTTTGTATTCGCCTGCTGCCTCAAGAGGCTCATATTTCACGACGAGGTTTTCCAGTAACCCGATAGCAAGAATCTCTCCTGCTTTCTGCTCAATATCCTCCTGCGGATAGAAATTGCCCTCGTTTGCGTAAATCTTGAAAATCGACAGGTCTTTCGTCCGGAACTTTGCTCTCGGTGTCGTGTCGTCGATTCCTGCCTTTGTCTGCTTATTCAGTGCGTCCATGACGCTATATCCTGTTGCCATCACTTTTCCTCCTGTTTAATTCATTACCATGTCGAGAATCTTCTCTCTCAACTGCAAATTCTCGGTCACTAATGACCGGATGAATCTCTGCTGTTCTTTGATGATGCTCTCATACTTTTTGATGTCCGGTTTTTCTCCAAACGCCACCTCGATGTCATTGTCAAACATCTCTTTTTCGGATAAATCAACCATTTTTGTCCTCCTGTTCAAAACGTAATACTTTGTACGTGCAACGTATTACCTTTTTCATGATTATGTATTACTTATTCCGGAATTTTAACTCTCGGAACTCTGCTGCCATGTTGCGAACTTTATCCGAGAAACTCCTGCCGTGACACCCCTCAATGGTTTCGAGTGTCTCTTGGTCGATTTTGATGCTCTTTTGAATATTTGCACCGATATGGTCGTATATTTTGCCGTTTTCAGTTTCTTTCCACCTATACATCCGACCGCACCTCCTGCTCGGATGCTTTTCTCTTTTTCGGGATGCACCCCTCACATTGCTCCGTTCCTCTCAACTTTGAAATCTTGCATCCACCTCGGCATTGAGCCACCTTTGAAATATGCTTGCTGCACTCACGATTTTCGCATCTGTTGTCACAGAATGTCGGATAGTTGTTTGTGTTAATCATGATTATGGGATTCCTTTTCATCATCGCACCTCCATCTCTTTCAAGAGTTCATGAACGATGTTTCGATAGTCCTGCGATGCAATACTCCTCGGAGAGAACTCCGGCAGTGGACGCATCTCAATGGTCGCCCTCTCTGCAATCACGGAACGTCTCACCGGAGTGACGAATGTGTCGAATCCGGAGGAGTTCTTGAGCCAATCCTCAAAATCCAGTGATGTCTTGTTTTTCTGTCTCATGGTCAAAATTGCCTTGATTCGGAGTTCCGGATTGATTTGCCTCAAATCCTCAATCTGTTCCGACAGGTTTGTGATTGCTCTGATTTCGTATCCTCCGACCTTTACCGGAACGATGACCATTTCCGCAGCCATAAGGATGTTGACCACCACCATGTCGAACAGTCGCCCACAGTCACAAATGCAGTAGTCGTATGCGTCCGCAACCTCTGCCAGTGCATCACGCAGACGGAAAATCTGATTTTCTGCTGACTTCATGAGCAGATTCATGTCTGTCTGCATGAGGTATCCATTCGCCGGAACGATGTCGATGTGTGGGTATCTCGTCGCCTTGATGGTGTCCGTTGTCCGGAATCGCCCTCCCACACTCACATGTTTCTCAATCAGTTCACTCATGCCGATTCCCTCCGGTTCATAACATCCAAATGTCTCGGATGTGTCTCCCTGTTGGTCGCCCTCAAGAATCAACACTCTTTTTCCGAACTCCTCTCCCAGTATGTAGGCGATGGAATCCGATGTCGTTGTTTTGCCGATGCCACCTTTCGGTGACATTACTCCGATAATTCTCATTTTTTGTTTCCTCCTGTTATCTTTGCCCTGTTATCTGTTACCTGCTGCCATTGCTATGCAGAGAATGATTGTGATTCCTGTGAGGAATATTGCCTCAAGTCTGTCAAATTCTTTCACCTGTCTCACCTCACCCTCTGCGTCGTCCTTGACCACTGCTGCACGTTCTGTATTGACACATGTCTTTCCCGACCTCATACGCCACTATCAGAAACGTGATGCCTGCTGCCAGTGTTGTCACGCCGATGATGATTGCCACTTTCACGCTCTCACCTCCTCGATAAAATACTCGTTGAGTGTGCATCCTCTGCACTGCTGTTCCATCTCTCCGTCGTCCGGATTGTAGCATCCGGAACACTGACCCACTCCATTCACGACCAGAGGCTTGAATCCGAATTTGTTCTGTCGAACTGCTACCTCGCATTTTTTGAGGAATCGTGCCGTGTCCTTTCTCTGCTTTTCAATCCGCTGCCACTTCGTCATCATTTCACCTCACCGCCTTTCATGATGCTGTTGTTCGGTATATCCATGACCATCTTTTCGATTGCGTCCTGCTTTCCATTCGCTCGCCCCATCACAAACATGACATCGTTCATCCTCCAACTATTGAGAGATAAATATTTCTTGATGACCTCGATTGCCTCCTCTGCGGAGTAGCAGGTCGCCACGAAATGACCTGCCTCTGCCATGTCTGTGAGAAACTCTTTCTGTGATGCCTGCTGCCTGTTGTCTCCGAACTTCATCTCGATGTATAGTCCGCAATAAATTCCTTTCGGATATGGCAAGCATAGGTCGCTCACTCCTGCCTTGACACCCATCTGTTTGAGTTTCACCGCCTCGTTTCGATTCCTGCTGCCACCGTTCGGACAATGATGCAACCATTTCAATTCCGGATAGACATTCATCTGATAGGTCGCCCATTGGATGACCGCAATCTGTTCTGTGTCCTCGCTCCTCATTGCATATTTCAGATTCATTCAGATTCCCTCCTCTCTGCACATGCGATAATATTTGCAAAACAAACATATTTTCCGGCATCTTATGCCACAATCTTTCACTTTGAACATCCACAAAAACCGCTGAATCATTCTCCTGCCTCCATCTCCATCTCGAAATATCCATGCAGAAAAATCGGCTTTTCTTTCTTGCCGTAGGAATTGCGAGGCGGTGTGCATTCCTTAAGTTCCGGAAACGCTTTTCTCGCCTGCTGCCATCGTCTCACATTGCCAATCCGGTGAATCTTTTCCATGTAGACCTTGACTGTCTTTCCTGCTACCGTTCCGAACGCTGTCCGGTCGATATGGAGAAAATCACTGAATCCTGCTGTCTCAATCTTTTCCTCTGCTATCCGGAAATATCTTTCCTTTGATGCCTGCTGCCAGTCGAAACTCATTGCCCCAGTTCCTCCTCAATCTCTTTCATCCGGTTCATGATGCTCTCGTTGTAGTCATAGACATATATTCCATTGCTCCACAGATGTTCCTTTGCTCCGGTCGCTCCGTAGTTGTAGACCGCAAGGGCATCTTGAATCGTGCCGTATTTGTCAATCAGTTCTTTCATGATGTCCACGCCGAGACGAATGTTTTGATACGGATTGAGCAGGTCGCCCGACCCGATTTCCTCCATCCTGTCCTCGTGGAATTTCTGCATGATTTGCATGTATCCGAAACTCTCTCCATCGTCGCCGATGCTGTCGTATTTGTATCCGGATTCATGCTCAATCATTGCGAGAATCAGTGCGTATCTCACGCCCTCCTGCTTGCAAAGGCAGTATGTATATATCTGCACCTCCTCCGGCAGATAGCCTCCGGTTCTCTGATATTCCTCCGGTATTTCGTAATAGACGAAACCCTCCTCCTCGCCACCGTAGTCCATCGACATGGACGAAAACACGTCCGGAATCTCCTCTGTGCTGACTGTTGCCTCTGCATCCTTTGCGATGTCATTGAAAATGACTGCTACACCTGCACAAATATCATCGAGGCTCTCTGCGGTCTGAATCCTGCTTATGATTTCCTGTCGCTGCTGTTCTGCTGCCTCCTGCTTTTTCTGCTCTCCTCTTGCTGTTGTCACTACCATGTGAACCATTAAGACGACCGCCAGTGTCATGAGAATCCTCATGCCGATTCGGTTGTGTCGTCTTGCCTGCTTTCGTGTCATCTTTGTTCCTCCGTTTCCTCATTCTCGCTCGGATGTAGAACATCCCATTGAAATCGTTATAATAAACACCGGAATCCGTGAAATCATATTCCGGATACCATTTGAGCATCTGTTCTCTGATTGTCTCTGCATCTCTGACAAATCCGTCCACATACTTCCCGATAGGCTTGTACGTTCCGGAGGATGCCAGTGGTCTCTTTGAATGGACTTTCCGGATGCGAGGCTGTTTGAGATTCTGCGAGGAGTTCCATCTCTTTTCCCCTTTCTTTCTGTCCTTTTCTTTGGTGATGTAGTTCGACAATCCTGTGAGACCATATTCATCCTTGTCCAGTCGCCTCGTTTCATTCCTGCGACCCTTTTTCCATGTGGATTCAACCGTGTCCATGTCAAGCAGTCCATCCATCACGAGATGATGATGCCATCGGATTTCTGCATCCGGAGACCATTCCGTGATGTATATGTATTTTGCCGGAGGCAGTTCCCTCTTTTTCCTCTGATAGTTCACCCTCCGGATGTAGTTCTGCATATTCTTGACCGCCTCATTCATGTCCTGCGGTTCTTTCCCTGCTCCGTATGTCAATGTGACCCAAATGTCAGAATCACCGAAATTCTCATTGAGCAGGCGTTCCACATATTTGCGAGCGTTCTTGTCATTGAGGTTCTTTTGTGCTTTGGAGTTGTCTCTTTTGATTCTGCCCTCCACCGGAACATCATCCATCTTTTTGAACTCCGGATATATTTCCACCTCAAACTGCTCACCTGCACGAATCTCTTTCAAGGCATACACACACTTGAATCTGTTCTTGAGCATCTGTTCCACGAAATACTCGTGCAGGTCATTGATGCTCTTGTTGAATGCTGCCTCGTAGTCATAAGGGACGAACGTCATCCCCCTCTTTTTCTTCTTGCTTTTATCCACCTACCACATACGTCCTTTCATGCCTGTCCACATTTATCCGGATAGTTTTTCGTTGACTTGTTACTATCTATTACAAGGTCGAAAAAACCATGAAAAACCCTTGATTTCTGCGGACTTTCCCTCGTTTTTTGTTGACGTATGAGCCAGTGTTTGATATAATATTTATAGGTTTAATCACTGACTGATACGTCTTTGATACTTGGGAATCGGCTGCAACCGATTCCCTTTTTCTTTGCTCTTTTTTGGGAGGTATGGCTGCAACCACGCCTCCCGATTTTCATGCCCTGCATATTCTATTTTCAAAGGCTCACGCCTCTTGTTTCCTGCTGCCCTGCCATCGCTGACAGGGCGTTGTCTTTACCTGCTGCCATTACGCTGTCGCAACTGCAAGTCCTTTCTTTTCCCACTTCGCACGTTCCTCCTCTTTCCCTGCCATGTATCCGGCAACGAAAGACTTTTCGGCATCCGGCAACGACACAAATTTTTGAGCCAGTCTCTCGACCATCTCTTTCTTTTCTTCTGACATGTGGTTTCCTCCTCTCGTGACCTGTCTCGTCAGTGCGTGGCGGTCAGTCTCACGCAGACGGATGACCTGCATCCGTTTCGACTTATCCTGCGAATCTCGGAACAAACAATCCGAACTCTGTTGCCGGAAATTCCGACCGGATAATATTGTTCTGTATTCCACAAAAATCATGTGCAAAGTTGAAATCATCCGCTTTCAGCCAGTCCTCAAGTCTCAAATTGAATTTTTTATCTGCACTTTCTACATCCATCATCGCACCCATTCGGTCGCTCTGCGTGATGCCTGCTGCCTCTGCTCTTTCGCATATCTCTGCATACAACATATATTTTTCTCTTTTTGTCATGACCGTTCTCCTCCTCGAATCCTCTCAAGTTCTTTCTCTATGTTCTTTCCGGAATAGTCTGCGAGCAACTTCTCCGAAATGTGATATGTCCAAATCGACGACATCTGAATCGCTGTGCCGATTGGGAGTTTTCCCTGCTGCATCGCAATCCGGACGAATTGCGGTGACACATTGAGGATTGCTGCTGCCTCTGCTGTCAATATTCTCCCGACTTCCATGCTCTTTCCTCCTTTGGTGGTTCTCTCGGTCTGTTCATGACCTCACCTCTGTTCCGGCGTATGTGTACCGTGCTGCGACTTTTCACCTTAAAAAATCACTGAAAACCTGTCATCCATCCACTCACTTTCTAGCAGGTGAGACCGCTGCCATGTTTTTCACGGTATCCCGATGATGTCTTTCGGCTTGCCATCGTCAGAGCGTCGGTCGCCATCCGGACGCTGACGGAGGTTGATTCCTCCGTTTCGGCTTATATGAAAATAAATACTTTTTTGTCATTGTGATTTATCACTCTGTGAGCATGCTCGTTTTGCATTTCTTCCGAATACTCTTTCATCACTTCGTTCGGATGCAAAAAATCCTCTATTTTCCCATCAAATATCACAGAATCGTGCTTGTCAGAAATCAATGTCATTTCTTCCATTCCGAATTTGCTCACAAATCCTTTGATTACGTTTTTGACCTTCTTTTCTGAATCCTTTATTTTTTCTTTGTTCCAGTTCCTCATTATCTTTCCTCCTGTTCTGCTTGTCCTGCTGCCCCTCCTGCCTTATAATGAATGTGCAACCATTTCCGACTGACAGGAGGTGAAAAGCATGGACAACTATCAAAAACTTGCGACTGAAATGAGCGATTCCACAATCAAACAGGCTCAAAAGCGTTCCATCAAGGAATATCTGATTGATAACTGGATTGCGATTGTCGCTCTCATTGTTGCCATCATTGCCTTATTCAAATAGAATCGCTTTTAGCAATGCGAGTATGGCAACGACCAACGAACACCATGAAAGAAAACCTTGTGCTTTGAGGTTTTCTTTTATTTTTTGCCACATTTTCCGAATCCCTCCTGTTCCTTGCTCGGTTTTATCTGCTCTATGCTCATATATTACTGCTCGTTGCTCATTTTGTCAACTATATTTTTTAATTTTCTTGACAATGCTCATTTTTTGACGTATATTCAAGGCATGGAGGTGATAAAATGAATGAACGATTTTCGATTCTGCTCGATGAATTAAAGGCGAGAGGCGTGAAACAGTACGCAGTCGCAGAGGCTCTCGGCGTTACCGAGACCGCCGTTTCCGCATGGAGAAATGGACGCAGAAACCTCACAGAGCAGACAATCAAGGCGATTTGTCGAGAGTTCAACGTCAATTATATGTGGTTGACTTCCGGAGACGGTGAGATGTTCATTGATACCGACGACGACATCATGGAAACCATTGACCGCATCATGCTCGGCGAGAATGAGTTCCACAAAAACCTGTTCAAGACATTCGCTCGACTGGACGAGGATGAACTGCTTGCCCTCGAACGAATCATTGATAAATTCATAGAAGTGAAAAAAGAAAAAGACTGACGGTCTTATCAACCGCCAGTCTCGTGGGTGTAGAGATACGAAACGAATTTGTATATCCTTTTAAGGGTCTTTTCGCTGCGTATCTTTCCGACTATCTCGATGATGTACTCTCTGTACTTGATAGCAACCACCCCTTTCCTGTTCAATCCACTCCTGCAAGGGAGTGACAAACTGAATTATACCACCGATTTCCACGATTGTGGAAATTTTGCAGTGCATTTCCATAATCATGGAAATATTTGCACCGTTCGCCTTTTGGCGTATGTACTGTGATATAATTATTTGTATTCGGATTCAAACAGGTCGGTGATTTTAACATCCAGTGCAATGGCAATCATTTCGAGTTGAAATAATGTCGGAGACACCTTTCCGTTTTCGATGTTGTTGAGCGTAGATTTTCCGAGACCGGATTTCTTTGCCAACTCCATCAAGGTGAGACCCTTTTCGGTTCTCGCCTCCCATGTCAAAATCTTCATCGTCCTCACCTCCTCTCCATGAGGAAAGTGTAAACGATGTGAAATTTGGACAAAAAAAGAGCGACCACCGCTGCAACGGTAATCGCTCCGAGAAACATTTATCTCATGCCCTGCAAAAAGCACTCGATGAATGAATCCTGCAATCATCATTCTACCATAAAACCGTGCTTTTTGCACTGGTTTTATTTTTTATACTCTTTT